AACTCAAACTTTTTGGGAAATTTTGTGTATCTCATCTTAGATAGTAGATAATCACACTTTGGTTGCACAATATTTTTTGCAAATTCATCATAATTAATTTGGCTACTGTTTGTGTGAAAAGACGTACCAACTTTAGGGTCCCACATGTAGCCTCTTTGATGATATGAAGTCGCTACATTTTCATCTTGAGCATTTCGATTAATCCTTTTGAGATATTCTGGATCATCAATACCTTGATTGAAGAAATATGCTTTCCATTTTGAATGATCTTTTAAAGGCAGAACAAATATCCATTTTTCAATAAATCCAGTTAATTGGATTCCATTATGTAGAGAAAACATATTAGTCCTTTTTGCGTTTTAAAAATGCCTTGAATTTCATTGGTGTTGGAATTATAGCAACATCTGCTGTAGTTGTACCAGCTTCTTCTTCTTTAACTTTTTTCTTTTTCTTCTTTTTAGGATGGTGTGCTTCAGAGTATTGCTCAATCAACATACCAATTTCTTCTTTTGTATCGGTATTTAGATTCAACTCATTCAACGCAAAAGAGGGGTCAATGTTATAATGTTCTCTCAGAAGTGCTAATGCTGCTACATAAGATGCAATGCGTGTTTTACCAGCAGGAAATTTCTCAAGAAGTCTTTTCAGATTAAAAACAATTCTATGAAAAAGAGTGAATGCTTGTCTCTCATTTGAATTTTCAACTTGCTTATCTGTGCGCTCACCGTTCTCATCAATCAGCCCAAGTTTATACGCTTCGGTCTTATTGAAAGGTGTGACCAAAAGCTTTAAAAATCTGTATGTATAAACCGTATCTGTTACGATAGAAACGCTCATCAAATTTTCCTAAGTGCGGTAATTACAGTTGCATCCATTTCTATTCCAACTAAATCTGTAGCTTCAAGATATTTAAGCTTGACTAGAAATGGCTTAATGACTGGCCAATATTTAAGTTCTAGCTTAACTGCTAAAAGTTTTGTTGCAATTTCAATACCAAATACATTATAAAATACGATAATATGATTGATTAATAGTCTCTCAGAAAGTTCTTTTGTTTCGAGATATCTATTAATCAATCTTTTAATATACTTAATTCGATTCAAGTCATCATAAAATTCTTCAGTGCTTGAACACTGAGGGTTATTATAATGTTTAGCGGCAACGATTAGATAATTTTCTTCCGTTACTTCTACTTTTTCACTTAAAATTTCCATTCAATGGCAACTTTTAACCTTCGATTGCTTCAATCATTTTTGCTTTAGTGAGTGTAGGGTCTAACTCAATACCATGTACCTCAGCAGCATGTTCAACTAACTGTGCCTTGGTCATAGACCAGTGGTCAGGATGCTGCTGCACAGGATCAGCTTCGATCAAAGACTCTGCTTCAGGTGCAGCTTCTTCAATTACAGGATCAGCTTCAATAACAACTTCTGGCTCAGACACTTCAGATGCAGTGATAACAGGAGCATCCAGCTTGGCCATCATATATTCAGTTACTTCCCGATCACTATGCTTTCTAGAAATCAGCAGTTCACCTGTTCTAGGATGAACCCAACCTCTAGTCGTAGGCTTGGCATCTTTTGCCCATGCTGGTGGTTTTAACATATTATTAATCCTTTAGTTATTCGTTTTCATTTGTTGCAATGCTTTAGTGATACCATCAATAATATCACCTTTAATTGGATTGACAAAAGATGTGTCACCCGCTTTCTGATCACCAAGTCTACCTGGTGTACGCTTCAGTGAATTTTCAACTTCAGCTTTGTTCTTCAGATATTCTTGTTCGGCATCAAGTCCAACTTCCATGTTATGCTGATTTACAAAAGCTTCTTTGTCACCCATTGGAATATCAGGTGCACCAGTATTCATTTGCTTTTGATATGTATCAGTGGTAGCTTTGTCTGGGCCATGCTGTGCAGTAGCACCAGGAGCAGAAGCTTCATTGACAGACTCAGTAAAATGTGAATGTGCTACTGGAGTCTTCTTATTTGTGCCAGGCTTAGAGAGATGTACTGTATCACCCTGACGGTGAGCAGTTACCTTAGCGCCTGTCTCATCTTTAAAGCTTGTCTTCTGATTGTCACCAAGCTTCTTAATTGCGGACTGATGTTCAGGATGCAGTGGGAAAGAGTGAGATTTGCCGTGATGTACTGTCATCATACGACCCCACTTATAATCTTGCTTCTTTACAGATACAGATTCATCCATCTCTTCTTTGCCCATCAGAGCATCATGGTTCTTACGAGCGTATGCGTTTGCTTCTTCTTCGTTGTCAAATTCAGCAGCAACTTCACCATCTTTATCATAGACACAATACTTATCATCTTTCTTTTTGACGTGATCAGTAGGGTCCATTTCTTCAGCCATAGACTTCTTGATAGCCTTACGACGCTTGTGCAGATATTCATCAGAACTATCTACATCACCGTCATTGTCGATATCAGCATCAGCCTTACCTACAGGGTCAAGTTTTGCTTCAGATTTCTTTTTTGCTTTGTAGGACTTACCTTCAAATACAAAAGTATCAACACCTTCTGAAATAGCAGCAACAGTTGCTTCCATGAATGCTTCTACTTGCTCATCAGCAATAGACTCTGGCACCCATGCAGCACGTTCTGTTTTGGGGGTTGCCATTTCCATCAAGGCTTTATGCATAGATTTAACAGACATTTTTTTATTCCTTACTTATTGAACAGGTAGGTGATTAAGGTGCCGAAACCACCCACCACGCCTGTAATGATTATCCAACTGATTCTATTTATAATATTTACGGTTATCTGGTTCTTTTGAACCACTTTCTCCATTTCACCAACCTTTTCATAAAGATTGTAAATATCTTTTCTTAGAACTTTATGATCTTCTTCTTGATTTACCAGTCTTTCTTCCACTCTCGCCATTTGTACGAGAACTTCACTGAGCTTGTCAATCTTTTGTTCAATGCGATCCATGCGCTCTGCGTTAGTAGCCATTAGTTATCTACCTTCGAACCAGAGCGCCACTGATAACAAGACCAGTATCTAGCTTTCCATTTGGGACCTGGATTATCGCAGTTATGTCTTGCTCTAAAACTCTTTCGTCTAGCAGGATCATCACGTTTGATTTCCATATTGGGATCACCAAAGTTTACTTTGACAACATTGCCCTTTTCGTTCTTAACATATACAGAGAACTTCTTAGGTCCATCAGGTGTTCTGAATGGATCATTCAGTGTCACCTTTTTGCCCTGATATTCAGACTCTTCCAACATGGGTGGTTCATCTATGTAACAGCCAAATGATTTCATTTTATTTCCTCACTGGAGTTTTCTTAGAGCCCATTTGTGCCTGCGCTCTAGTTTGCTGCTTTTTTCTCAGTCCACTTTGCGCCAAAGTCTTTTTTGGAATAGGTGCTTTATTCTGAGGTGTAGATGGCTTGCTTTGAACAGGAGCAGAAGATGGCTTAGGCTTCACTGGAGTAGGCTTAGGAGATACTGGCTTAGGCTTTGCGCTTGTAATCTTTTTCGCTAGTTTACCTACGCCCTTTTTTACAACATCCACGCCTTTTTTAGCAGCGCCTACTGCTGCAACACTTGCTGCTGTATCGTATGAAGAAGTCCATGCTTCATTAGTCTGACCGGGAGTCATTTGTGCATATCTTTTAGCAAGTTCAGTCGTGCCCATTTCTAGATAGCCCAGCTTTTTTGCTTCTTTTTCTGCCAGCTTTTGCTTTCTAGTTTTAAGTCTTTTCATTGTTTCTCTAAATGTCTTTGAGCGAGCATCAATAGACACAGCTTCATCTACAGACTCTTCAGACATTACTTTTTTCAAAACAAGATTGTGAAACTCATCATCTGACTTTACAGGACTTTGGTTCTTCCGCATGATCTTTTGATACTCTGGACCACCCGTCATTTTCTTTTTCAGAGCATGAAACTTTTTCTTTTGAGCATCAGTCATCCGACTACCATAGTCAACAGACTCTTTGTACATATTCAGTTCATACTTGCCATTGTCCATACCATAGACTTGAACTTGAATTGCTTTCTTGCCACCTTTGTCAAGAAGACGATAAGAGTTTGTCTTACCCTTGGATGGCTTTCGTGGCCCCATCGCAACCTTCTTGTCAATCTCTTCGGGGTCAACATCTACACCAAGCTTTGCCTTGGCGTGCTTGTATGCGTGTTGCATAGCAGAAGAAAAGTCTTTATGGTAAAGGTCATAGCCAGTTGCAGACTTAGCTTCATCTACCTTTTGTGGTAGACCTTTGTGCTTAGTGCCAGCGAACTTTTCAAGTTCATTTGTAGACATAGACTTTGCTAAGTCTTTGACTGTATCAGAAACTTTATCCTCAGGAACGTCGCCCTTTTTATATGCAAGGGCTAATCCCATTAGTTTCTGCTGCTGCTTGGACACAGCTTTTTCTTGTAGCTGTCTAAAGGTAATCATGGTAGATTCGATGGCTCCATTTGATTAAGAAAACACTATGTTTATTTATTATTATAAAGATTTAAGCATTTCAATATTATCAAAGGCTATTTTTTTATAGTGGTTTAAATTATCTAAATTACAAATATCGTCTACAGTGTCATTGTACCATAACGCTTCATAAGAATATATTTCAGTATGCCCTTTTTTTATCTTCTTATTATTTTTCTTTACATCTGACATTGTATCTGGATATAACTTATTGTTTAATCCAACTATAGAGATATTGGGCTTTCTCAGCAACACACTTAGCGCATGAAATGCTCCTGCATATCCTACAGTAAATTCAGAAGTACAAATATGATAATAAACTTCTCTGATAGGAAGACGATAGCTTAATTCAATAACTTCATAGTATTGATTTAGAAATTCTCTAATTCTAATCCAGTCATCATATGTCTGATGTCGCCAGTTATTATGAATTAACTCACCGCCGCTGGCATCTGTACTTGTGAAGTTTTTATCCAAGCCCCAAAAACAAATTTTATTCTTTTTTGTTTTGTGTGGATTGTATAGCTTAACAAAGGATTTTTTATTTTCATACAGATACTTCAAATCATCTATTACAACAAACTCTTTGCTATCATTAATTATATGTTTAAAATTAATTTTTGTTTCTGTAACAACTCTTTCATGTAAGTAATTGAATACATCAATAGAAGTTTCTTCATCCTCAAAATGTTCAGGAACAACACTGTCTGTTTTGTAATGATTCCAATACAGATTACATTTTAAATCATCAATTGATAATAGATTAGCATAATCATGGAGTAAGTTTATTCCTCTGTAAAGCAGATTACCAAGCCCACAATTATGCCTGGTTAGAGGAATATTAATTACTTCTTCGTTTTCGCCCATAAATCTTTGTCAGCAGTTCTTCTTGTTTTGCCACCAGTAATAAATGAATTCACTCTAGCAAATGCCCACTGCTGAGGAGTTGTGCCTGGTCTATGCCCAGTTCTCCATGCGGCCATGCCACGATTATAAACTTGCTTTAGAATGCTATAAGAAATACCAGACTTCTCTGCTTTCTTTACAAGACCTTCGATCTTGGACTCTTCAATGCTTTCGCCTCGTGCATTCTTAAAGTCTTGTGCAGTCGGTGCACCTTTTGATCCAGGCTTGCGCATTGGTCGACCTTCTTTGCGCTTCTTATTGATGTTAGCCCAAAGACCATTGCCTTCATTCTTTGGCTTTTCACCACGTTCTTTTTTAGAAATTGCAATAGCTGCTTGCTGTGCAGGAGATACAGCTTCACCATACATCTGCTTAAATTTCTTTGTGTGCTTTGAAGGTTTAGTTTTACCTTCTTTATCACCTGGAGCAGGAGTATATGCAGCAGGATTATCATCATCCATCTTTGCACCTTTTTTAAAGTGCGTATCTCTTGCTGCTTTAGTAGACTTTGCTAAACCAGAAAAATACTTCTTTGGCTGTGTTCCTGGCTTATCTTTTACATCAGGGTCTTGTGCAACTTTCTGTTCATACTGAATTACTTTGTTAGGAGTTTTGAAATTCTTTTTTCTCATGATTGTTTTAAATCTCACTTCGAAATCATCTCCCTTGTCTTTCAGTACAGCAGGAATGTTCAAGTCTCTCTCAACATCCTTGAGAACAGCCTGCATATCACCTACTGATTTGATCTTGTTGCCTTTTGCTTTATGAATCTTCTTAAAGAACTTTTGTAATTCAGCAACTTTAATTTCAGGATTATTTCTAGCGTCGTTTACTCTGTCAACAAAGTGTCTGGTAAACTCAATATCAATACTGTACTTTGCAAGTAACTTATCAGCAAATCTTTCTAAGTCATTGATTTGAGACTGTGATACTTTTTCTTCTAGTGGTTCTACATCAGTCAACCACTTGCGCTTTTTTCTGCCATCCATCTCAACAATAACATAGTTAGAGCCACAATGAGTAATTGTACCAACTTCATCAGATTCTTTTATAATAACTTGCTGACCGGCATAGAATAATTCACCACTGACATACTCTTCACGTCTATCAGAAACAGGCTCTAATTCAACATGTCTAGTAAATTTTAAACTCTCATCTAAGTTTAATCCTTTACGGACAGCGTTAAATAATTCTTTTGCTAATGAATTAGATACTGTCTCAGGAAGATTTTGTGCGAACGCACCAAAGTCATTACTTCTAGCGCTTTCTAATTGTGTAGATTCATTGATAGAGTTTTGATGCTCTTGATTAATTCTATAGAATTTATAATAGCCATGATTACCTTCTACACCATTATTCTGCTCAAGTAACCTCATCTGTGCATCATCACAGAAAACTACAAGATTTTTATATCCCTGATTGTACATGTATGCAGCAGACTCTAAGAAATTAGTCACTGATGTATCTAAAATAATATTGCGAGCATGTCTAGGAAAGACTTTACGCATAAATTTGATTTTAGAATGATAGTTCAGTGGATTGTTCTTAGACTCTACAATCTGAGATGCAAAAATTTTATAGTCTTTGCCAAACTTTGCTGCTTCATCCATAAGTGTTTGATGTGCAATCGAAGGTGGATTGAACTCATCAAATACAAGATAGCCAATAGAGTTTTGATCGTTTACATATGTTTTAAAAGTATTAATCATTTATTTACTTCTTCTTGATACATCGAGTCTTCTTTTACTTGGCAGTAGTCTCTTTGAAATTACACCAACTGCTCTCTTTTTAGTATCTAGTCTTTTTTCAACTCTAGCTTTTTGAGCAACACTCATGCCAGATTTTGTTTTGCCACCATAATACCTTTTGGTCAAAACATCTCTAGCAGACTTTCTACCTCTGCGCTTCAGTCTATCTAAAGACGCAGTGCGTTTCATTGCAATTTTTCTTTGACGTTGAAGCTTTTGCTTACGTCTGCGCATATCAATAGATTTCTTACGTCTTGCCTGAAAAGACAAAACCTCAGAAACGGGTAAAGACTTCCCCTCACTAGAAGAGGAAGCCTCGGCTAAAGCGAAGAGGAAGTCTTTAAACCCAATCATATTAGAACTTAAAGCCTACGCCAACTTTCAGGCCATCAGCAGTAGTAGTCCAGTCGTTAATGGTGGCATCGTCACCATCATCAACCACATCTACAGACCAGCCATAGCTGATAGATACCGATGCATGACTGTTCAAGTCATGTTCATAGCCTACGCCGTAAGATGCACCACCCCAGCCAAGGTCGATTTCGCCAGCAGAAGCAACGCCCATAG